GCATTCAAAAGGTACAGGCCGGGCTGATCGCGGCACTACACACGATCCCGGCGCTGCTGGCCCTGCCAAGCGCGTACGAGAACGCCGACTTCACGCCCCCCTCGGGTGCGATGTGGGCCCGCTATACGCTGATGCCGACCAGCATCGCCCCGGACACGCTGGGCGACGCCGGACAGGACCGGTTCGAGGGCTACATGCAGCTCGACCTGTTCGCCCCGGAGAACACCGGCACTCGGCAGATGAACGAACTGGCCGACACGGTCCGCAAGCAGCTCTACTCCGGGCGCCGGTTCGCCATGGAAGGGCAGGACGTGGCCATCCGCAAGGTCGAGATCGGTTCACGCTCCCGGGCGGACGTTACCAGCTCGGTGCAGATGCCCATCTTCGTGTACTTCCGCGCATGGATCACCCGCCCAGAGACCGGGGATGGTGGTTCGCTCCTCCCCGAAACCTATACGGGCGACTCGCCGGACTACGTCGTCCAATTCGACAACCTCCTCACCTAAAGGACTGCCATGAGCCTTGCCCAGCGTATCACCGACCTGACGACCCGCATCGCGACCGAGTTCAAGTCGATCAAGACCCTGATCGCGGGCAACAACACCGGCAGCCTGTCCGGGCTCACGACGACTGCGAAGACGTCGATACTCGCGGCGGTGAACGAGCTGAAGTCCGATCAAGCGAATTTCGCCCCGGCCGGCCACGTGGGCTCGGGCGGGTCCGCGCACGCGGTCGCCACGACCTCGAGCGCCGGGTTCATGTCGGCCAACGACAAAACCAAGCTCGACAGCCTGTCGAACTACACCAAGTTCCGGGGCTCCTATGCCGATCTGGCCGCCTTGACCGCAGCCATCCCCACGGCAGCGGCGGGCGACTGGGCCATCCTGACGGTAACGGGCGGCCCCTCCAAAATCGCGCTGTGGGACACTGACGCGGGAACCCCGGCGTGGGTGGAAGCAGGCAGCGCGGCCACGGGCGGCGCCACGAACCTCAGCGTGAGCCGGGACGCCACCACGGTGACAGTGACCTCGGACACGGGTGCCGATGCGTCGCTCCCGGGTGCCTCGACCACCAACGCGGGTATCATGACGGCGGCCGACAAAGTCAAGCTCGACGCCACCCTCTCCAACACTCAAATCGGGGACCCGGAAACCGACTTCGTGTCCACGTTCAACACTGGCCTCAATTAAGGTAAGACCGGATGAGCCTCGCAAGTAGGATCAACGACCTCGTCGCGGCCATCCGCGACAAGCTCAACACCAAGCAGCTGGGGCTCGACGGAAGCATCGTGAGCCTATGGTCGCCGATGGGCGTCAGCAACTCGATCAGCACACTGGCGGGCCCTTCGCTGACCACGGCCGGGGTGTCCACTGCGGCGCCTACTTCCGCATCTAACCTATACGGCGCGATGCGGAAGATCGAGTACCTGCTCGCGACGGCCTCGACTTCGAACGCGGCCGGCTATCACGTGGGCGGCAGCAACTGGTTCCGGGCGGCGCCGGGTGACAATCTCGGCGGGTTCCGGCTGGTCACCTATTTCTCGGTGGCTACCGGCGCCGCCACTCCGACCCTCCGGGGCTTCAACGGCCTTTCGAGTTCGTCCTCGGGCGTGGCCGACGTGGAGCCGTCCACCCTGACCAACATGCTCGGGGTGGGTTTCGACGCCGCCGATACCACGTGGCAGTTCATGAGGAACGGGGGCGGCGCAACCGCCGATAAGGTGAACACCGGGATCCCCAAGCCCAGCCTCGACCGGACCCACGTCTACAAGCTGACCCTGCAGAACAAGCCCGGATCGAGCATGGTCCGATGGGTGCTCGAGGAGCTTGTGTCCGGGGTGAAGGCCGAGGGCACGTCCGATCTGGGCACCATCGGTCCGTCCCACACCACCATGCTCCGCCCCCGCGCCTATTTCAGTGTAGGCGGGACCTCGAACGTGGTCGGGTTCACCCTGATGCAGGTGTATATCGAGGCGTACTACTGACCTCTGCAAACGGTTCGTGTTATAATCCGGGCACCGGCTGGGCCGTCCCATTCAACCTCTCTGGAGATTCGCAATGTCCGACGGTTCCCGTCACAGCATGGCCATGGTGGCGGAAGTCACCTATGGCACCACCCCGGCGACGCCGGCCCTGAAGGCCATCCGCCACACCGGCACCTCGCTTGGCCTGAGCAAGGAAAACCTGCAGTCCGAGGAGCTCCGTTCCGATCGCCAGATCACGGATCTTCGCCACGGCGCCCGTCAGGTCGGCGGCGATATCGAGTTCGAACTGAGCCATGGCTCGCTCGATGACGCTCTGCAGGCCGTGCTCATGGGCACGTGGGGCACGGCGAAGGACACGACCACGACCAGCATCTCGGCGGCCGTGGGTTCGTTCGCCCGGGCGGCCGGATCGTTTACCACGGACGGTTTCGCCGTGGGCGACATCGTGACCGCGTCCGGGTTCACCAACGCAGGCAACAACGGCCGCTTCCTCGTGACCGCAGTCGTGCCTCTCACCCTCACGGTGACCGCGCTCGGCGGCCAGACGATGGCGGTCGAGGCCGCTGCCAACCGCCGCATCGTGCAACGTGCTGCCGTGCGCGCCGGGACGACCCGCCGCTCGTTCACGATCGAGCGCTTCTTCGCCGACCTGACCTCGGCCCAGAAGCCGTACCACCGCTTCACCGGGTGCGAGTTCAACAACCTCGAGCTCCAGATCAACGCCAACGCGATGGTCACCGGCAAGTTCGGCGTGATCGGTCGCGACCTCGCGCTCGACACCGCCGTGATCGCAGGTTCGACCTACCCGGCTGCCACGACGACTTCGCCGTTCGACTCGTTCTCCGGGTCGCTGATGGAAGGCGGCACGGTGATCGGCACGGTGACCGAGGTCCAGCTGAAGCTCGAGAACGGGCTGGAGCCGCGCTACGTGGTTGGCGACAAGCGCACCGCGCAGCCGTCGTCCAAGCGCTCGAACCTTAGCGGCAACCTGACTGTGTACTTCGAAAACTCGACCATGCTCGAGAAGTTCATCAACGAGACCGAGTCCTCGGTCGAGCTGGAACTGGTCGACGCGGCGAACAACAAGTACACGATCTACCTGCCCCGGATCAAGTACACGGGCGGCCAGCCGGACGTGAAGGGTGAAGGCCCGATCACGCTGTCGATGCCGTTCCAAGCCCTGATGCTGGCCACGGCCGGCACGCAGATCCAGATCGAGCGTTAATCCGCTCACCTACAGCGAGTTCACCACCATGAACGATAGCAACGAAACGGCGGCCGGGATCCCGGCCGCCAGCCCCATGGAACAGTTCTTCACCGCCGAGGCCGCGAACCAAGGCATCAAGGTGCCCCTCGTCGACCCGGCCGGCAACCGTACGGAGCACTGGCTCCAGATCTACGGCGTCGACTCCGACCACTTCCGCATCGCGGACGCCCGGGCCAAGCGTGCCCTCGCCAAGACCGCCAGCCTGCCCGAGGATGAGCGCGACCTCGCGGTCCGTGACCTCGTCCGGGCCCTGACGGCCGAGTTGGTGTTTGCGTGGTCGTTCCCGCAGGAGTGCACCCACGCCAACGTGGTCGAGTTCTTCCGCAAGGCGCCACAGGTGCAGGAGTCCGTCGATTTTTTCGCAAGCAGGCGCGCATTCTTCACGGCGAAAAGCTCGAGCAACTTCTCGCCTACGCCGCCTACGAATTCTGGCTCGACAAGCCCCCGGAAGGCAGCAGCCAGACGCTCCGGGAAAGCCTGAGTTCGGTTGCCAAGCAGAACGCCAAGCGGGGGGCACCGCCCCCGCAGCAGCTGATTAACCCGAACCCCTACCCGGACGAGCTTGCGTACCTTCTTGTGTGGTACAATAGCGAAGTGGCGACGGGCCGCCCCCTCGAGTGGGTCGACCTTTTCCACTGGTCCCGGGTGGCGGTACGGCCGATCTCCGGGTTCGAAGCCGAAGCCCTGAGGGCTCTCGATCAGACATTCTGGAGAGTCCGCCGTGACGGAAGAAGTAGCCCGCCTACGAATTGAGGTCGACAGCATCAAGGCCAAGATGGCCGCTGACGACCTGAAAAAGCTGGAAGACGCAGGCAGCAAGACCGAGAAGGCTACGGACAGCCTCACGGCAGCATTCAAGCGCTACGCCGGGGCGGCAACCATCGCCGCCACGGCCACGGCCGGGCTGATGAAACTCGTGTCAGTGCAGCGCGAGTTCGACAAGATCAACGCCGGCCTGATCACTATTACCGGTTCCTCGGCCGAGGCAGCCAAGGCGTTCGAAGCGATTCAGGACTTCGCAACGACCACCCCGTATTCGCTGCAGCAGGTATCCGAAGCATTCATCCGCCTCGCCAACGTCGGCCTGTCCCCGAGCGAACGGGCGCTGGCCTCGTACGGCAACACTGCAGCCGCGATGGGTCGCGACCTCATGCAGTTCGTCGAAGCCGTGGCCGATGCCTCGACCGGCGAATTCGAGCGCCTGAAAGACTTCGGCATCAAAGCCAAGATGCAGGGCGACCAGATCTCGTTCACGTTCCAAGGCGTGACGACCACCGTCGCCCGGAACTCGGCCGAGATCGAGCGGTATCTGACCTCGCTCGGCGAGAACCAGTTCGCCGGGGCGATGGCCGAGCGTATGAAGACGCTCGATGGCGCCATCTCCAACCTGTCCGACGAATGGGACAAGATGTTCCTGAACCTGAGTCAGTCGGGTGTCGGGGACAGCATCGCGGACGGCGTGCGTGTGGCGATCGACGTGCTGTCGGAACTCAACTCCTACCTCGCCTCGGGCCAGTTCGAAGCGCATATTGACGCCCTGAGTGCCGCGTGGGGCCCATGGGTCGACTCAGCCATCGAATCGGCGAACATCGTGTGGGACGCGGTGTCGGGCCTGTTCAGCGACATCGACACGTCCAACGGCAGCTTCGCCGATACGCTGCTCCGGGTGTGGACCGAGTTCCCGCAGAACGTCAAGGCGTTCGTGGAGCTCGCGACGGTCGAATTCGCCAATAGCCTCGAATACTGGAAGATCGAGGCCCAGTCGTGGGCCGACACCGTCAAGGCGATTTTTACCGACAGCACCATCGCGGACGCTCAGGCCAGCTACTACCGGGCACAGCAGGCCCGGGGTGAAGCGTACCTCAGCTCGATCACTGCCATCGTGGACGAGGCCGACGCCAGCAAGCGCGCGACGACGTCCGCACTGGCCGACTCCGAGAAGCGCCGGGCCGCGTTCGAAAAGGAGCAGGAAGCACGCCGGAAGGCCAACGAGGATCGCCTCGAGGGCTACCACAAGGGCGGCGCCGGGACCGAGACCATGGGCTCCGGGGCGGCTGCGGATCGCAAAGCCAAGGCCGACCAGAAGCGCCGAGAGCAGGAGTTCCAGCAGGTACAGGAGTCGCTGCTCACGGAAGAAGAGGCGATCCAACAGTCCTACAACCGACGCCTCGCCATCGTCGAGGCCAACACTGCGGCCGGTAGCGCCAAGCGACTGGAGCTGACCGGGCGACTCGAGGCCGAGCGCAACAAGCAGCTCGAAGACTACCGCGACAGCCAGAACCGCGAGCTCGAGCAGCTGCGCGAGTTCCTGATGACTGAAGAGGAGTCCATCGAGGCTTCGTACGCCAAGCGCCGCGCGATCGCTGCCAAGACAAGCGTGACCCCGGCCGAACGCGCGGCGATGCTGGCCGAGCTGGACGAGAGCCAACGCCGGGAACTGGAGATGATCGACCAGCAGCGGCAGGAGAAGCGTCTTCGCCTGATGGAGGACACGCTCAGCGATCAGGAGTTCCTGCGCGCGAGGATGGAAGCCGAAATCGCCGAGAAGGAGCGCGGCTATCAGAACGAACTGATCTCGTTCGAAGAGTTTCAGCGTGCCAAGGCCGAGATCGAACAGCGCTACACCGAGCAGACCCGGCAACTGGCCATGGCCAACCGGGCGCAGACCTACGACATGTACGCGGGTCTATTCGGGTCGTTGAGCCAGCTGGCCGGGACGTTTGCACAGGGGCAGGGCAAGAGTGCCGAGCGCGCGTTCAAGATGCAGAAGGCGCTGGCGTACGGTCAGGCCATCATGTCGACGGCGGCCGGCGTAGCGCGTGCCTTCCAAGACCATTCGGCCCCGGCCAGTTACGTCTACGCGGGCATCGCGGCGGCGCAGGGTGCCGTCCAGATCGCGACCATCTCGAACCAGAAGTTCAGCGGCGCCTACGACAAGGGCGGTTATATCCCGTCCGGGTCGGTGGGTATCGCGGCCGAGTACGGCGACGAGCTTGTGAACGGCCAGCTGATCAAGGGCCCGGCCCGGGTGACCTCCCGCAAGGACACCGCCGAGCTGATGAGCGGCGGCGGGGGCGGCCCGGTCGTGGTCAACATCAACGTGAACCTCGAGGCCGGGACTTCGGAAACGACTACGGACGGCTCCGGGGACACCGCCAAGGCTCGCGAACTGGGCAGCATGATCGACATGCGCGTCCGGGACGTGCTGATTCGCGAGAAGACCCGCCCGGGCGGCCTCCTCTACGGAACCTAAGACATGCCACAGACACTCACATTCGCGGTAGACGCGGGCGTACAGGGCTCGATGAAGTTCCGGGTGCGCAAGATCAAGTTTGGCGACGGCTACACCCAGCGCCAGTCGGACGGCCTCAACAACATGGAGGATACGTGGCCGGTATCGACGTCCGGCCGCATCGCGACCGTGCAACCGTTAATCAACTTCCTTGAGACACATAAGGGAGACACGTCATTCTACTGGACCCCGCCCAACCGGGCGCAGGGTCTGTACGTATGCGAAGAGTACGCCGTGCAGAACCTCGTGGGTGATGAAGTCCGCGTCACCGCCACGTTCGTCCGGAGCCACAAGCCATGAGCATCAAGGCCGCCATCCAGACCCTCGAGCCCGGCGCCGAGGTGGAGCTCTGGGAGCTCGACATCACGCTACACGGGGGTCCGATCGAGCGTTTTCACGGCCATGCGCAGGAGCAGTCGATCTGGTTCCAAGGGTACGAGTACTACCCGTGGCCGATCGAGGGCGAGGGCTTCGCGGTGACCAGCCAGTCATCCCCGTCCCCGACCGTCACCGTGTCCAACCACATGGGCCGGGTCACTGCCCTGTGCGAAAGCTATCGGCACCTCGTCGGCGCCACCGTTACCCGGCGCAAGACCCTCGTGAAGTTCCTCGACGCCGTCAACTTCCCCGGGGGCGTCAACCCGGACGCGAACCCGAGCGAACAGTACCAGCCGGACATCTGGTTGGTCGAGCGCAAAGCGTACGAGGACCGCGAGAAGGTGCAGTTCGAGCTGTCGTCCGCGATGGACTTCAGCGGGCAGCAGCTCCCGGGCCGGATGATCGTCGCGTCGCGGTGCCTGTGGTTGGCCATCGGCGGTTACCGGGGCCCCTACTGCGGCTACACGGGCGGTGCCGTTGCCAAAGCCGACGATACCGCAACCTCCAGCATGGCCGAGGATCGATGCGGTGGCCGGGTGGTCTCCTGCAAGAAGCGGTTCGGACAGGACGCGGAGCTTCCATTCGGCGGGTTCCCGGCAGCGGGGCTCACACGATGAAGCACCGGAAAGCCCTCGACGCCGCGCGTGCCCATGCGGTGGCGCAGTACCCGAACGAAAGCTGCGGCCTGATCATCAAGACCGGGCCGCGCAAGACCGAATACGTGCCGTGCCCGAACGTGGCGACCACCCCGAGCCAGCATTTCATGATCGCCCCGCTCGACTGGCGGGCGGCCGAAGATCGGGGCGAAGTGGTGGCGGTGGTGCACTCCCACCCCGATGGCCCGTCCGCGTTCTCCCCGGGCGACGTCGCCGCGTGTGAGGCATCGGAGCTACTCTGGTATCTGATCAGGGTCGACAAGGCCGACGACGGCCCGCCCGTGGCCACGGAGACCCTATCGCTGGCCCCCACCGGGGTCGAGTTCCCGCTGCTGGGGCGCCCGTTCGCCTACGGCACCCTTGACTGCTGGGGTCTGGTCCGTGATTTCTACGCCCGCGAGATGGACATCGGGCTCCCCAACTTTTACCGGGGCCTCGATGGGTGGTGGCAGGATCTCGAGTCCGATTTCGACCCGTACGACGACGAAAAGCTCCGGGAAGCGGCCGGGCTGGTCAAGATCTACGGCTACCCGGAGCAGGTGGGTGACATCGTGGTTATGCAGGTGCGGTCGAAATCGGGCAAGCCCAATCACGTGGGTGTGCTTCTAGATACTTCGCGTGGTACAATGCTGCATCACCTGTACGGGGCACTCTCTGAGAGGGTGGTGTACGGGGGATACTGGCGGGAAACGACCCGCTTCATCCTCAGGCACAAGAGCAATGTCCCAGACCATTCGCGAAATCAAGCTCCGGGGGGCGCTCGGTAAGCGCTTCGGCCGGGTCCACCGCCTCGCAGTCGATTCGGCTGCCGAGGCCGTCCGGGCGCTGGCCGCCCTCATGCCCGGGTTCGAGGAATACCTCTGGAACGCGGAAGACCGGGGCCTGCGCTTCGGCGTCTTCGTAGACGGCGAGAACATCGACCGCGAGCAGCTGCTCCGGCCCTGCGCCCGAACCATCGACATCCTGCCGGTCACCACGGGCGCCAAAAACAGCGGCGCCATCATGACCATCATCGGCGCGATTCTGGTCGTGGTCGGCATCTTCCTGATCTGGACCCCGTTCGGTGCCCCCCTGATCGCAGCCGGCGTGGGCCTGATGGTGGGCGGCATCGCCATGATGCTGGCCCCCCAGCCGCAGGACCCGGCTTCACAGGACGACGCGAACAACAAAGCGAGCTATGCGTTCAACGGCCCAGTCAACACGCAGGCACAAGGCAACCCGGTCCCGCTCCTGTACGGCGGCCCCATGCTGGTGGGCTCGGCGGTGGCGTCGGCATCGATCGACGTGCATGAGCAGGCGTACCGGCCGCGCGCCGGCTGGGGCGATGGCTCGATGGGCGACGGCGCAAATCGCATGATTGCCCGCCGCATGATGGTCTAACTGGGGATCCCTGTGAACGAACTTACAAGCCTGCACGTGGCGGACGCCCCAGAACTGCTCGAGACCGCCCTGCGCGGCTCCAAGGGTGGCGAGTCCCGGACGCCCATCGAAGCCCCGGACAGCCTGAATTCGACCGCCATCGCGCGCATCGTCGACATCTGGTCGGAGGGCGAGATCGAGGGCCCGCCGTCCGACAACCCGTTGAAGGACGTCTACCTCGACGAGACCCCGGTGATGAACGCCGATGGGACTCTCAACTTTGCCAACGTCCACCTCGACTGGCGCCCGGGCACGCCCAACCAGTCCTATCTGCCGGGCTTCCCGAGCGTGCAGTCCGAGATCGGCGTGGGCGTGGAGCTCCAGCAGGCCACGCCGTGGGTGCGTGCCGTCACCAATACCGCCCTGACCGCGATCAAGCTGCGCCTGTCGACCCCGGCGCTGAGCAAGACCAACAACACCAACGGCGACATCAGCGGCTACCGGGTCGACTACGCCATCGATATTTCGACGGACGGCGGCCCCTACGTCGAGAAGATGTGGAACGCGTTCTCGGGCAAGACCACCAGCACGTTCGAGCGCACGCACCGCCTCGACCTGCCCCCGGCGACCAGCGGGTGGAACATCCGCGTGCGCCGCATCACGCCCAACGCGTCGAACAGCTATACGCAGGACAAGCTCTACGTCCAGTCGATCACCGAGATCATCGACGCCAAACTGCGCTACCCTTACACGGCCCTGTGCGGCATCGCGCTGGACTCCGCTCAATTCCGCCAAATCCCGCGCCGGGCGTACCGACTGAAGGGCCGGATTCTCAAAGTCCCGACCAACTACAACCCGACCACCCGCGTTTACACGGGCGTATGGGACGGCACGTTCAAGCTGGCGTGGACCAACAACCCGGCATGGGTTTACTACGACCTCGCGACGAACGACCGCTACGGCCTCGGCAAGCGGGTGCCGGAATCGCGCATCGACAAGTGGTCGCTGTACAAGATCGCCCAGTACTGCGACGAGATGGTCCCGGACGGCAAGGGCGGCACGGAGCCGCGCTTCGCGTGCAACGTCTACCTGCAGCGGGCAGCCGACGCGTACAAGGTCATGAAGGACCTCGCGTCCGTGTTCCGGGGCATCTCGTACTGGGCTGGGGGTGCGGTGGTTGCGCTCGCGGACCAGCCCGAAGACCCGGTCTACACCTACACCAACGCCAACGTCAAGGACGGTAAGTTCGTCTACAACGGCACCGGGCGCCGGGCCCGTCACACCGTGGCCATGGTCGCATGGAGCAACCCGAACCAGTTCGGGCGTGCCGAGGTCGAGCCCGTCATCGACGAGGATGGCATCGCCATCTACGGCATCCACCAAACCAACGTGACCGCGTTCGGCTGCACCTCGCAGGGCCAAGCGCAGCGCGTGGGCAACTGGCTGCTGATGACCGAACAGGCCGACACCGACGCAGTGACGTTCACCCCGGGCAAGGACGCCGCGCTCGTCGCCCCGGGTAAGGTTGTCCGGGTGGTGGATGCCGACCGCGCCGGACGCCGCATCGGTGGTCGCGTCTCGAGCATCATACGCAACCGCGTCCCGAACTCCGAGAACGTGCAGTCGTGGGGATGGGTTGCGCTGACCACCGTCTCCCAGAACGTGACGACTGCCCCGGACGGGACGATGACGGCCGACAAGGTCGTCCCCAACACGACCAATACCTACCACTACGTCGACACGGCCACCTACACGCCGGCCGACGAGTCGGTCATCTCCGGCGCAGTGGCTGTGAAGAAGGCCGACTGGAACTTCGTCGAGGTCAACCTATACCACAAGGCGGGCGGCTCCGCCAAGGTCCTGTACAACTTCGTCACCAAGCAGGTAACCCACACCGCGTACAGCCGCAACGGCGTCACCAGCAAGTTCCGGGTGATCGAGCTCGCCGATGGCTGGGTGCGCATCTGCATCGACGGCATGAACGTCGGCACGGGCGCCACGGCCCCCCGTCTGCGGGTGTTCATCGGCAACGACTCGACCACGCTGCACGCTGGTGACGGCGTTAAGGGCATGTTCGTGTGGGGTGGCCAGATTAATGACGGCCCCGAAGCGCTGCCATACGTGAAGACGGGCGGCACGCCCGGGTACGGCGTGCAGGTCGACGCTTTCGCGACGGTCGCCCCGGCCGTGGGTGACACCCTCGTCTGCATTACTCCGTCCGGCGTGGCCGAGACCCGCGCCATCCTCGGCGTCAACGTCGCGGACCGGGTCGTGGTCCCGACGACAGCCTTCAGCGCCGAGCCGCTCGCGGAGTCCATCTGGGCAGTCGAATCGACCACACTGAAAGCCCAACAGTTCCGGGTTCTGGGCATCACCAACAACGAGGATGGCTCCTTCGGGATCTCCGCCATCCAGCACAACCCGGGCAAGTTCACGGCGGTCGACAACAAAACCAAGCTCGAGACGCAGCCGACCACAATCCTGCCGTCGACGGCCATGCCTGCCCCGACCTCGGTCACGCTGACCTCGACCGAGCGCGCGGGCGAAGTGCTGACGTCCATCCAGCTCAATGCCGACTGGCCGAGCATCCCGGGCGCCGTCCACTACTTCATCCAGTGGCAGCGCGATGACGGCGAGTGGTCCGCCCCGGAGAAAGTGGTCGGCAGCAATGCGGACCTCAACAACGCGTTCCCGGGCATCTACTGGTGCCGGGTGTGGGGCGTCAACGGGTACGGCAGCTCGGGCCCGTTCACCCTCGGCGGCCCGCTGACGGTGGCCGACCAGTCCAAAAAGCCGGGCTTCGTGGACGCGCTCAACGCTGACATCGAGGCGGCCCTGCTGGTGGCCGAGAATGCGCAGGCGGCGATCGACGGCGAGATCGTCACGTTCTGGTCGGCGACGCCCCCGGTCATCGGAGAGGCGGCCGGACAGGCCAAGCGCGGCGACATCTGGATCGAGACCGACAACGCCAACGCGATCTATCGCATGATCGACGGTGCGTGGATGCCTCGCCCGAATGACTCGATGGCCAAGGCCCTAATTGCCGCGAGCGTGGCGCAGGGTACTGCGGACGGCAAAGTAAAGACTTTCTTCCAGACGACGGCCCCCACGGCGACCGGCATCGGCGACCTGTGGTTCAACACCTCGTCCGGCGTCAAGAAGATGTTCCGCTGGAACGGCACGAACTGGAACGACGAAATCGCGGACGTCACCCTCGACCAGCTGGGCGGGTCGGGCATGAACGTGCTCCCGGACTGGATCTCGACCCCGGAACAGCCGGGCGTCCCGGACGGCGTCGGCCAAGTCGGCGGCACCCTGACTCGCGACACCGCGCAGAGCTTCCTTGGCGTGGCGAGCTGGAAGATGGTCTCCACGACCGGGGACGAGTACCACACCTTCCCGGGCTTCGTGATCCCGCTGCTGCCCGGCAAGAAGTATATCCTTTCAATGAATGTCTACAGCAGCTCGGCCAGCGGCCAGCTGCAGGCGTACCTCGACGCCGCCAACGGCAACAACCGCTTCGTGACCCTGAGCGCGCACGGCGTCGCCAACGCATGGACGCGGGTCAGCGCGGTCATCGACCTCAGCTCGGGAGTGACGGCCAACCAATGGCGGTTCCGCCTCGACAACGTTGCGACTGCCGGCGTAACGACCTACGTCGACGCCATCATGATCGAGGAGCAGGTCGGGCGCAAGACGACCCCGAGCGCCTACTCGCGCGGCTCCACTGCGTTCCTCGTGACCTCGCGCAACGCCACGTTCAATCAGGAGGCCCAGCCGACCCGGGCGAACGTCAACGACACGTGGTTCCAGCCCTCGACCAAGATCATCCGCGTCTACAACGGAACGGGCTGGTCGGTTATTGGTGTCGACCAGCAAGACTCGATGCTGTTGGCGAACTGCGTCAAGGACGGCGGCTTCGAGAACGGCGCCCTCGGCTGGACTCTCGGCACCGGCCGCCTCGAGGTGTCGACGAATGTGGCCTACCGAGGTACGCGCGGCCTCGTCAAAGACCCGGACAACAGCTTCTTCCAAGCCGGGTGCGAAATGTTCCCGGTCGACCCGGGCGAGACGGTGGTCGGCGAGTGCGTGATCCGCAACCTCGCCGGCAACGCCAACGGCACCGCATGGCTGGCCATTTGGTACTACGATGGGGCCGGCTCGTATGTGGGCGGCGGCGGCGTCAAGCAGTACACGCAGGGGGTTGACCTTGGCAGCGGCTGGCGCCGGGTGACAGGCTCGAGTAAGGCCCCGTCGAATGCGGCGTTTGCCAAGGTCGGCTGCGAAGTGCCCCCAGGCCATACGGCCAGCTATTGGTGCTTCGACCAGTTCCGGGGCGAGCGCACCAAGCCGGTCGTCAACGCGGCCCAGAACCTGCTGTCCTGCTCCAACTTCGGCGGCACAAACGGCCACTTCGCGCCATGGGCGCTCCATTACAACCCGAACCTACTGAGCGGTGTGCTGCGCAACAAGCGCATTGGCCTCGTATCGGGCGCCCCATGGACGATCGCGGGCAACGTCGGCGTGCTCGAGTGGTATCAGGGCGATAACGTCTACGTCAACACGACCCCGGCCGAGATCCGTTGCCAGACCCCGATCCCGGTCCGGCCCGGTCAGCGCTACCAAGCGCACATTAAGGCATCCACGCACCGGACCTCCGTTGGCATCGCCGTGGCCTTCTTCGACGGCGCGGGTACGTGGCTGGGTAGTGCCACCTCGCTGCCGTTCGGTCGCGGTGACGTGAATACGAATGATGTGTGGGCGTCGCAGGTCACTCCGACGCGGTTCCTGAAGCAGGCCCAGTTCGCAGGCTCCGCCTCAGTAGAGGGCGGTTACGACCATGCCGGCTTCTTTTGCACCGCACCGGCCAGC